GATGAAGAAACTGGAGAATGGAATGTAGAGTTTGCTGAATTAACTATTCCAAGTTTAGAAGATTTTGCTGTTGAAGTTGTAACTATTGCTGGTGCCGGTGCCATACAAAGAATCCAGTATGACACCAGTGAGCCTTATATCCCACCAATGGAATTAACTGTAGATGGGCCAGTAGTAAAAGGAAGTGACTCATCAGTTAGGGAATTTGTAGAGGCTCATCAAGAACGTAAAATAAGACCAATAGATACAATAATGGCTCAAGCCAATAGGAGACAAGAAAAGGTTGGATCTCCACCAATTAGGTATGGGCCGGGTAGAAGAAAATCAGATCCTAATTTTTTAAAGAAAGCCAGAGAGAGAGGGGCCAAAGTATTAGTCCCAGAATTAATGGATTGGATACGAGATCCAAGTAATGTTGAATTAGTTGAACACGCTGGACATTGGTATGGAGATAATTATCAACAATCATTAGCAAATCTGGAGCAATCAGTTTTACCAGAATTGTCCGATCCAGAAAATCGTGCTTTCTTTACATATTTAATTGCAGCAACAAGTCCTAGGGCAAATCCAGAAAAGAACACCAGAGCAGCGATTAATGAATTTATAAGAGTTGTAAGGGGCGCAGATATTGACTCTAAAGTCTCTAAGGCCCAGCAAAAGAATATTAAGAATTTTCAACATATTGCAGCGCATAAGGGTGGTTACCAAGGAGCGATGGATTTCTTTGCTACTAAGATGACACCAGCAGAATTAAAGCAAGAATTATTTGCAATGGGTTTATACGGTTTAAAAAAGGGAAAGAAAAAGAATAAAGATGGAACGTACCAGATTGTTGGAGACCTACCCAATGATATAAAAATGGACGAAAAAGAAGTTTATGCTGCTGAAATTTTAGGGCCTAAAGTTGGCACATTCGCATTAAATCTATCTGGTGTTGATAGTATACCTACTATTGATATCTGGATGATACGACAAATAGCGACAGCGCTAGGGGATCCATTTACTAAGTCATCACTAAAACAAGCGACGTATAGATTAGAAAAAGCAAAAGAGAAAGGGCCTACTGGAGCAAGTTGGGCCAAATCACTGGAGAACCAATTAGTAGATGGCGATAGAGTTAGGCACCGGGTAAAAGTTTATAGAGAAGTAGTAGAGGAAGTAACAGCACAATTTAATGAAGAGGCTGGAACTGATTTCGCTGTAAATGAAATACAAGCATTGCTGTGGTATATGGAAAAATCCATTTTTACTAGAGCCGGTTCTGAGGGTTCAGAAGTAAATTTAGCAGACTATTTGTCGGTAAGTGAAAAAATCGTAACTTCCGGAGAGGTATTTGATGAGAACACACAAAGACGTATTAGAACAGATCAGCAACTTGGGGCAGAACGACAAGTTGAAGAAAGACCACTTGAGCAGACTAGCGATGTTGTTCCGGGGGAAGTTCAAGGAGAAGATGGAACCGATAGTGAGACGGCCGATAGTGAGACGGAACCCACAAGATCTGAGGGTGGAGAACTTAGTGAAGAAATGCCAAAAAAGGCATCCCGGCAGCGATCCAGTGTTCTTAACAAAGATGTACCAAGAGTTACTCGGCTAGATCCTAGTCGGGCCGATGAATTTTATTCCAACCTAGAAGAATCAAAAGCAAGACATCCCTTTGGTGGCGCAGTATGGCTATATGATAGGGAATACTACCAAGGCGAAACACTCCACGAAAATGGAGCAATAAGAAAAGAACCCACCTTAATTATGGATGAATCCGGTAAAGCCGGAGCAGCCGTAGTAAAAGTCACACACGAAGATCAATCAATATCTGTTGATATTCAATCTGTATTTAGAGATAAAGAATCCCCAGTTATATTTGACGAGGTAATGAGAAAAGCCATTATGACGGCACAAGGCATTGTTGGCCCAGAGGGAATTATAACGCTTGATTGCTATGATGGCCACCTACCAGATGCATATGAAGAGTTTGGATTTGTTGAAATAAAGCGAGAAGAGTGGAATGATGAATTCGCAAGTGCAGAGTATCCAATAGAATTAACTAAGCAAAAAATGCCTCATATAAAGGATGGTAAGCCAGATATTGTTTATATGGTTTGGGATCCTAAAAAAGCCAAGGAACAAAATACAAACTATGTTAGCCGTCTAGGTCTGGAACAAGATTATCTATTAGAAGAAGAATCAACCTTTGGGTTTATTAAAAGAGTTATAGAAGATAAACTAGGTCGCTTAGACGATCTTGGAAAATCATTTTCTAAAAAGAATAAAAGAGAATTGTTTAATGATGAGGATGCTTTTTCTCAAGCCAGAAGAGCGCCTAATATTGCAATATATAAAATAAATAAAGTATTAGAGACTTTGCAAAATGACCAAGGAACTGGCTTTTTTGATAGATTGTATAAGTCTGGTTTTACAATACAAGATCTGGATATGTACTTACACGCTTTACACGCTCCAGAAAGAAATTCTCACGTTAAAAATTTAGGCCCTAAAGAAAGAGCCGTTGGCGCTGGTGTTGCCGTAGATGGTACTGTAATGTCCAATAAGAGGGCCAAAGAAATTATAGAAAAGTTTGAGGGTACAACCTTATCGGAATATGCTGCCGAATTTAGAAAATTAGTTATCCTTAGAAATATTCAAGTGAGGGAACAAGGTGGATTATTATCGAAAGAGGATGCTGATAGATTTAGAGGTATTAAGCCACCTAAAACAGAGGAAAATAAAAAAGAATTAAAAAAGAATACTTACTTTAAACATTATGTCCCATTACAAGTAGAGTTTGAGGATGATGGTAATATCGGGGGAGTACATAGTAAAGGAAAGTCTACCAGAGGGTTTGGTTTAAATGGGCCAGAAACATATAAGATAAAAGGTACTACTGAGGATTTACAAAGAGTAAGTCCGGTATTAAATGCAATAGAATCTTTATCGTTGGGTTTTGTTCGGGCCGAAAATAATCAAGTCAATTTAAAATTATTAAATGCAATGAGAACGGCAGAGGCTTTTGTCAATGTCGATGGAGAAACTAAACCATTATTTGAATTTGAGGAAGTATCCAGAGACCAGCATTTTGATGGCCAAGGTAATCCAGTTTACCTAACTAGCCAGAACTTGGAAGACAATCAATTAATTATGAAAGAAAATGGTATCGAGTATAAGGTTACCATTAACGATCCGGCAATGATATCATCTCTAAAAAGCGTAGAGATAATGGGAGATAATGCTATTATCAATATTCTTAATACTGCTGGAAACTTTACAAAAGCATTTATTACAAGTTATAACCCTAAATGGTGGATTGGGAACTTTCAAGCAGACTTACAAGGTGGAATATTCAATCTAAGCGCAGAGGAAAGTTTAGTAATGGCAGCCAAAGTTGGACGAGATTCTGGCCCGGCTGTTCGTGGAATATTCCAATATTTTAGAGAACCAAATACCAAAAATGAGTGGGGGGATTGGTATGAGGAGATGCAAGCATATGGTGGAAAGGTTTCATTCTTCAATCCTAAAGATTACGAAGACCAGTTTAAGGACATTGATCGGAAAATGTCTCGTATGGCAACTGGTAAATCTAAGAAAGATTTTACAAAAAGAGTTTTAGATCTAATTGATCATATAAACCAATCAATAGAGGGTGGTGTAAGATTAGCCACATATAAAAATGCTAGAGAGGCTGGGTACTCAGCAGAAGATGCTGCTATTATAGCCAGAGACATTACTATTGATTTTAATAAATCTGGAATTGCCGGTAGGATAATGGAGGCCGGTTGGAGATTTTCAAAGGTTGGAGTCCATAGTGTATATAGGATGGGCCAAGCAATTAAAACAAATCCAAAAAAGAGTGCTGCGCTTGGTGCAGCAATGTCCACTGCTGGTTATATGTTGGCTAGTATGGCCGATAGTTATGATGAAGAAGAGTATGACAAATTGAGTGATTGGGAAAAAGATCATTACTGGCATTTCCCTAATCCTTGGGGTAGAGGTTTTATCCCAATGAAAATGCCTTATGGTTGGGGAATGTTTAGTGGTGCTGGGGCAGTAGCCTATGAAATGCAGAAAGAAATGGAATTAATGCAAGAGGGCGAAAACATTGCAAATGGTTATTACTTTAGCAGATTCACACAATTATTGACCAGTAATTTTGCACCTATTAACACATTAGTGCCTACACTCCCAGCACAAATGGCCTCAGAAATGGCCGGAAATAGGGATGGTATTGGTAGGCAGATTATGCCACATAAATTTGATCGTGATGCATCTGACTATGAACATCACTTTCCTAATGTACCAGAATTCGCCAAAGATATCGCTTGGGGTTTATCAAATGCTCCAGTTCCCGGTAATCCATTAATTGAAACTGGGGATGTAGATCCAAAGACCGGTAGAGTAAAGTATACAAGTAGGGGCCTTGATTTAAGTCCTAATGAGGTTGACTATTTATTTAGGCAAGTTTTTGGTGGTACATATTCAACTGTTGCAGAACATATACAAATGCTTTCCGATCCATCTCAAGCCGATGCCCATAAGAAAATATTGAGGGATGCCTCAGATACATTGGATCCTAATGCAAATCCTTGGCTGAAAAAATTCTGGACATATAAACCAAGTAAAGACTTAGACCAGAAAAGAATATTTGATTATTTAGGAAAGTCTAGTAAACAACATTTAAGGGCCTATGAATTATTAAGAGTTGAAGAATCTCTAGATGCATTATACCAAGAGGGTAAAATAGATCTAAAAAAGCATAATCAAATCTGGAGAGATATTTATAATAACCAAGCAGATTTAAAATCTATTCCAAAAGATATAAGGGAAATAGGAACATATGAAACCGATCTAGATCTACCTAACCCAGACTATAAAGCAATTAGAGGCCCTATTGCCAATAGAGTTAGAGAACCAAAATCACTAGGAACCAAGAGAGGCGATCTATCCGATGCCTTAGATATCATCACAAAAGAAAAGCAAAAAAGAACTGAAGATATTGAAAGTGAAGTGGGAACAGATAAATTAGAAATACCGGAGTGAGTTACATTGGACAAAAATCGGAAAAAGGAGTATAATATTTTATGGCATTAACCGGTAAAACAGTAGCAGAGGTCTATAAAGACTTATTAACTGTTAATTCATCTGGCAATAATAACCAAGGATTAGAAACAACTAGGAAAACTGTTGTAGATGGAGAGGGGATATCCAGTGGGTTAAAGTTAGGATCCGATACATTAGAATTTACTGGATACATACATAACGATATGCATTTGTATTATGATGTAGAAAGTAGTACCGGGGCAATGACCATTGTGGATAGTGAAAACAATATTAAATGGAAAATGTTAACTGCTCCGGATGGTAAGGCAAGAGTGACAACAAACAATATATACTCTGTTAAAAATGATGCAAGTGGAGCAATGGCTATTTATGAAAGAGGAACTACATCCTCAGTTATAAAAAATATTACGGCTATAGAAATGATGAATTCTGGATATAATAGTGGTGCAAGTACAGCAGCAATGACGATGTCATCAAGTGGTACCATTGTTATAAATCAAGATGTTGAAACTAAAAGTGCAGTTACCTTTAAATCAGCCGGTTATGATGATATGACATTGAGCGCTGAAAATGCAGATTTTGGTAAATCTGGAGATAAAGGTAAAATGAAATTTGAGGACGATACGGTCTCAATGAGAAAAGGCACCAAAGATCTCTTTACTGCGAGAGATGACGGTACCACTAGATTGCAAGAGGTTACTGACTTCCCATCAACTAATACTGCTGTTGGAGATATGGTCAATAAGTCTGGAACAATCTACATAAACACAAACTAAACATACGATAGGAGACGAGTATGGCATATAGTAAAATACTAACTAAGGTACCGGAACACGCTGATCTGGCTGCATCCCCGACAAGTGGGTATGTTCTAACAGCATCCAGTGGAACCGATACCGATAATCCAACGTGGGCAGCGACTTCGTCTGCAAATAATGCCACGATAACGATTGCTGGGGGTACTGGTTTACAGAACACTGCTGGAGCATTCACAACTAACCAAGGTTCTAATGAAACCATTACCATAAATGTCGACACTGGCGCTGTACTAGATGGTGCTTCAACGATACCTACTGGAGATCACGTCTATGACTATGTCAGTAGTGCAACTTCAAGTTTTGTAACAACTTCTGGGGTTACCTCTATTGCAATGGGAACTGGTTTTACTGGTTCTGCGCTAACTTCAACTGGTACGCTTAATGTACAATTAGATGATACCACTATTGAATGGGACGATAGCAATGATGAGATCAAAGCAAAAACTGCTACAATCGCAGATGGTGGTGCTGCTCTTGCAACTGCTGATCAGATACATACGTTTGTAACTGGTTTTGGATATACAACTAACACTGGAACCACAACTGCATCAAATAGTCAGACGTTCACAAATAAGGGTGGTAGTAATAGTCAATGGACAAACGATGAGGGTTACACTACCAATGTTGGAGATATCACTGGTGTAACAATTACAACAGATTCTGGTGCTGGTAGTAAAGCATCAGATGGTTCTGGTAGTGCAGATTTTACCTTTAATGGTGGTACTGGAATGAGCGTAACTAATATGAATAATGTTATATCTTTCAATGCAAGCCAGAATATCGCTACTAGCGCAAGTCCAACATTTAACAACCTTACATTATCTGGAAATCTAACCGTTAATGGTAATACCATTACGACAGATACTGAGACCTTGTTAATTAAAAACAATACTGTTGTATTAAACTCAGATAACTCTGGAACAGCCGATGCTGGTTGGGTAGTTCAACGTGGATCACAAGGTAATGACTTTTCTATTGCTTGGGATGAGGGCGATGATAAATGGACAATGGGTGACAACGGTACTGCTGATACGTTACATACTGATGGTGGTACTTACTATTCAGATCTAACTATGACTCGTATTAATAGTTCATATAGTTCCTCTGATACAAAGGTTCCAGTAGGTCACTTCCAGTGGGATGGTTCAAACTTATACGTCAGAACATCTTAAAGAGATTAGTGGGAATTGTTACTAAAGGTGCTAGTGAAACCAGAGTAAAAAAAAGTGAAAAGAAAAAAAGTTCTGATGAACTTTTAGTTAAAGATACAGACTTCATTCTTAAACTTTTTATGCGCTCAGATTTTACTGGTACAGAATTGGAGCAAGCACATAGTACATTAAGTAAGGTTGCGAGCAAACACCAAAGGAATTTAGGAAATGCCGAATGAACAACAACCTTTAAAAGATGATCTTGTTATTGTCAAAGTGTCAGCCGATGAGGCTG